CTCTGCGTACTTCATTAAACCCGAAGGCGCACAGAAACTAATAAACTTAGTGAACGAATACGGTGCTTGGCCAAACGATGCTATTATGTGCAGACAACTAATACCGCGCAAACTGGGACAATTGTTTCCTTATGTAACTAAAGTACAAGGTATCGAATCGACAACTTCATTATGAAATCATATGTAATTACAATAAAATCTTTACCCGAGTCTGTTAAGGTAGCAGAGAGAATGATTGCCTCGGCGCCTGAGTATGATGTTCAGATGTTCAATGCTATTACTCCTAAGGATGATCCATATAAACTATTTGATTATTATGGATTGCCTCTGCATGGATTCAGAGAAGAGGGATCAGTGAAACTTAACTGTATGTCTGCATTCTTATCACACTACACATTATGGAAAATGTGTATCAAAGATAATGTCGAGTACCAAATATTCGAGCATGACGCTGTAGCAGTTATGCCTATTCCTAGAGTTATGAGTTATACGGGTTGTGTCAATATTGGCGCACCTAGTTATGGTAAGCATATGCAGTGTGGTCAGATGGGTGTTAATCCTTTGACAACTAAGACTTACTTTCCTGGCGCACATGGTTATCGACTCAAACCTGAAGCAGCAAAAGCATTTATTCAGGGTGCTTATGACTATGCCAGACCAACAGATGTATTTCTAAACATTGCAATCTTTCCTTGGTTAGAAGAGTTCTATCCACATCCTGTAGTTGCAAGAGATACATTTACTACTATTCAAAAAGAAGGTGGGTGTGTAGCAAAGCATAATTATGATGCTAACAAATATCGGATAATAAGTAATGTCTAATACAAGCAGATGCTTTATAACAGGATGCGATTCTAATACAGAATGGATGCTCCCTTGGTTTATTAAGCACTACACTAAGCACAACAAGACACCTATTGTCTTTATGGACTTTGGTGTATCGCGTGAATTGAAAGGATGGTTACAGACTGATAATATATTTACTGACTACATAACAATGGAGAAACAGAAAGTTGGTGGTTGGTTCTATAAACCACAAGCATTACTTGCATCTCCTTGTGAAGAGACATGCTGGATTGACACAGACATTCATGTACTGGGCGATCTATCGGGTATCTGGGATCATGTTGAAGATAATAAACTAGGCATGGTAGAAGACAAACCTTGGAGCGCACGAAGAGGCGAAGTATGGCACAACTCTGGTGTTGTTGCAATGAAGGGCAAACCTAATATACTTCGTAAGTGGGCAGATGAGTGTCGAAAGAACCCTAAAGTAGGAGACCAAGAAGTACTTCACTCTATGATGCTTACTCCCATTTCACGTATGACACACATCAATAGTGTGCCTAATATATACAACTGGTTACGTATACAATTACTTGATGGTCAAGACAATCCTAACAAACTTGCTATGCACTGGACAGGTGCAAAGGGCAAAGAACAGATAAAGAAGATAATGTATAATGAGTAAAGTATTTCATATTATTGGTAACGGTGATCAAGCGAAGCACTATCTGAAAGAACCACGAAAGGGAACTAAACTTCTCTGTAATATGCCTCCGTTCGAGATACCTAGAGATGAGGTGTTCGGTACGTGCATGGTCGACTTCAAGATGATGATGGCATTGACCGAAGGGTCAGTTCAACTTGATCAGTATATGTGGATTCTAGGCACACGTCCTCGCGCATGGATGTATGAACGTCATGCATTCTATCTCAAGTACGCCCCTAACATCAAAGAGTTCTACACTGATGTTCCTGAATATGCTGGCAATGCAACGAACTTTAACTGTGGTCACATGGCAGTTCACTATGCGGCAGCACGACATAAAGCAGATGAGATTCATATGTATGGATTCGATACTCTGTTCGACTTCAATATGCGAAGTGTGACTGACCTTGTATTGTCTAGTGATAGAACACAAGTCAACAACTATAGACTGTTGAACAACTGGCGCCCTGTCTGGCGTGACATCATGCGCGAGTTTCCTGATACTAAATTCGTATTGCATCACAATCATGACCAACTGAAGATACCTAAACTGCCTAATGTTGAAGTGGTAGTATATCCAGACGCATTGACCAGTCCACAAAAGAAGAAAGATGAGAGTGATATTAGTGATGGTCGTGGAATGGATCAGCAGGTTGTTGTCCCACAGACAAGAGCAGAGCGACGACGATTAGAAAAAGAATTGAAAAAGAAATCAAAATAAGTCTTGCATTGGTGGAATACCTGTGATATAATACTACTTGTATTCAATTGAAGAGACTTATATTATGTTCGAACACGTTAATTACGACCTGGGTTATGCTGATTTAGAGTCAGAGACCCTTTCTACTGGTCGTCACTACGAAACGCCTGACGGCAAAAAGTATCCCTCTATCACTACATGTCTGTCTATTCTATCTGAGAAAGGCATCGCCGCTTGGCGCAAACGTGTTGGTGATGTAGAAGCAGACAAGATTTCTTTCCGCGCCTCTACTCGCGGTACTGCTGTTCACGAAATCATCGAAGATTACATCAATAATGTACCAGACTATACTAAGAAGTATATGCCTAACATCATTGCTAACTTTCTTGACGTTAAAGAAATCCTAGATACACGTATAGGTAAAGTCTATGCACAAGAAGTTCCATTGTACTCGCATCATCTAGGTGTTGCAGGACGAGTGGATTGTGTTGCTGAGTTTGATGGCAAGTTATCAATCATCGATTTCAAGACTGCTAAGAAAGCAAAACTTCGCAAGTATGTCGAAGCGTATTTTATGCAAGAGTCATTCTATGCTATAGCATGGGAAGAGATCACTCAATTACCTATTACACAACTAGTTACCATTATTGCTGTTGACGATGATGAACCACAAGTGTTTATCGAGCATCGTGATAATTGGTCAGGACCATTACAAGACACAATCAAGAAATATAAGGATCGCAAAAATGCCGAACAATACAGTTTCTGAATCAGCAGAGTACGAGAACTTTGTTGGTGAAAGAGTAGAAGTAGATACCGAAGCACCAGCATCACTCGCAGAGTTTATCGGTATGGAAGATAAAACTGTAGAGTGGAAGAAAGAATGGGTTGGTATGCCCGAGTACAAGCAGGAAGATAATCCTACTTACAAGACTATCTCTATGCACTTTAGAAATAAAGAAGATTATGAAGAGTTTGCTAAACTGATTGGACAACCATTAACTAAGAAGACTAAGAGTACTTGGTTCCCACGGTTAGATAGAACTGCTAACTCATTATTGCGTTGGGTTCAAGATGACGCCTAAGTATCCTATATATATTATATCAAAGGGACGCCAAGACTCTATGGTGACATCACAGTCATTAGCGAGAATGAAAGTCCATCATTACATTAGCATTGAACCTCAAGACTGGGACGCTTATGAGACTGCGCTTGATAATTTTAACATTAGGAAGTATGTTACTCTATTACTTCTGCCCTTCAGCAACCATGGTGATGGTCCAGGTCGCGCTCGTAATTGGTGCTGGGACCATTCTATTACACTTGGCGCTAAACGCCATTGGGTTCTTGACGACAATATTGCTGATTTCTACCGCCTTCATAATAATAAGCGCATTCGTGTAGAGAGTGGTGCATTCTTTGCTCCTATGGAAGACTTCGTTGATCGCTACACTAATGTTATGATAGCAGGACCTCAGTATCGTTTCTTCTGCGCACCTAATCAAGCATACCCCGCATTCGTAAAGAACACTAGAATCTATTCTTGTCTCTTGATTGACAATGAATGTAAGCACAGATGGCGTGGTCGTTACAATGAAGACACTGACATTTGTTTGCGCGTTCTCAAAGACGGTGACTGTACTATTCAGTTCAATGCATTTCTTCAAGGCAAGATGGCAACGCAGACACTCAAGGGTGGTAACACCGAAGAGTTCTATCATAAAGAGTTGGGTATTGATGAGAACGGTGTTGCTATTCAAGCAGACGAAACATTAGACGTAAAAGAAAGATATAACGTAGCAGGAACAATCGCCAAGTCACAGATGCTTGTTGATATGCATCCTGACGTGGCAACGATGGTATGGAGATATGGTAGATGGCATCACCATGTAAACTACGAGTCGTTCAAAAAGAATCCGCTAGATAAAGATACAACTGTTCTGATACAGAAAGGTGTTAATAACTACGGTATGAAATTAATTAATAATTATGGTGTAAACGCGAATGAATATTAGAGAAGCAACAATTGACTTGCATAATGCAGTAGAGGCGACACCCTTTGCTATTCGAATGATTGATGGTACTTTGTCTAAGAAGGACTACGTTCGCTATCTTAATGCCCAGTATTTAATATTTAATGCTATGGAACAATATGGTGAGTATACTCTTCCTCATGAGAATCTACCTAGAAAACAAGCAATCATCGATGATCTCAAATCATTAGATGAAGAAGCAACTGGTCATAATATGCCTAAGTCTGCTTACAGATATGCTGATTACATTCTTGGACCATACGACTCTGAAGAGAATCTTCGTAGTTCACACATCTACTTGAACTACATGGGTATGATGTTCGGTGGTGGTATCGTAGCAAAGAATGGTTATTCTGATGGTAACTTATATAAGTTCGAAGGTGGTCGATCAGAAATCATTGCGGCGATTCGTGGATTGGAACTAAGTGTCGATGAAGTCAATCAAGGGTTTCGTTATCACATAGAGATATTCGAAGAGTTAGAAAGGATGGGTAAAGATGATTAGTTTAGAAGATCGTCTAACCGCACTAACTGGTGAGATGCAAGAAATCATTGAAGCGTCTGCTGGCGTTAAACCATTAGAGACAGAGGAGTTTGGATGGGAGAACTATCGATACGAATCGCCTAAGTTTAGACTAGCACACATAGAGCGATACTATGTTGATGGACTGGTTGTTGCTCATGTTGTTGTAATGCCGCGCGAGTCTATCGGTGCACCTATCTTCGGATTCGATGTTGTCGGTAGTGCTAAGACTGGTAAAATTACTGGAGCGTTCGTTGATTGGTCACCTATGTTATGGGACGGCAAGTGGCACGACACTGTATGGAATAAAGATAGAAAACTACCTGTATGGGCAGATTGTTTTAGTGATCAGTTCGTCGCTATCAGACCTGATGAAGAGGAGACTGAAAAACTGTTTGAGTTTGCTATAGATACTTTCATGGAATATATGATGATGCTCCAAGAATGCGTTATTAAAACCTCTGGTAAAGATGATCCTTACGATGCACTAGATATCATCAAGGACGCACAGAATAATTACTGTAAACACCAAGCATCAAACCCACGCACACGTGCCGCACTGAATAAGAAGATCGGCAAAGAACGTGCAGAGTATTTCATGACCGAGATACTTTTCCCTAAGATTTAGTCCCGCCTTGGGACCGACCTGAGCATGTCACGAAACTGCTTTTCTTTTTAAAATAATGCTTGACAATCCATTTACTTTGCTGTATAATGGTGCCTATGAAGTGATAACTCTTTCGTAAACTGGTAATGATTCCTAAGCGAGAGCGACACTTCATATACATAATGATTAAAAGGTAACATATGAAAGTTAATATAGGTAAGTATCCTAGACACCGATGGTATCACAACTTTGTTTTCTGGCACTTTGGATATGAAGCAAAGGTAAAAGAGAAGATTGTGATTGAAGAGTTTGATACTTGGTCAATGGATCATACACTCGCAAAGATAATTCTTCCTATGCTTATTCAGTTGAAAGAGACACAGCATGGTGCACCCTTTGTTGAGATGGAAGATGTTCCTGAACTTCTACGTTGGGACATGAAAGACGAACGACACTACAAGACCAAAGGTGAAGTTGATGAGCAATACTTTGAGCGTTGGGAATATGTTATCAGCGAAATGATTTGGGCATTCGAACAGAAAACCCCAGTTAATTGGCAGTCTCAGTACTCAAAAGGTGAAACTGACTGGGATCATGTTGATAATGGTGACGGAATGTTTCGATTAGTAGAGGGTCCTAATCATACTTATCAAGTTGACATGAAAGGCGTTGAAGCGCATCAAAAAAGAATAACAAATGGTTTCAGACTATTTGGTAAATACTACGAAGGACTATGGGATTAATATGGAACAAAATGAAGTGAGTTTGATTGCACTGAGTAAACCTAGTGCAATCACTGGAGTTAATTCAGCAGAGCAATTGGTAGCATATGCGGCAAGAGTGAGTAACCCCGCTAATCAGAATAACACCGAGACTGCTGGTAAGTTAGTTCGTTATTTGATTAAGGAGAATCATTGGTCACCACTTGAAATGGTACACTTGACACTTGAGATTAAAACAACTCGTGATATTGGTCGTCAGATTATACGTCACAGGTCGTTCGCCTTTCAAGAGTTCTCACAGAGATATGCAGTGAGTGAGAATATTAATGTGGTACGTGAAGCACGAGTTCAAGACGAGAAGAATCGCCAGAACTCTAATGTAACTGATGATGAACATATTAAGAGTGAATGGGGACGTTCACAAGCGAGGGTTCGCAACTTCGCAAAGAAAGAGTATGCTGCCGCACTTGATATGGGTATTGCTAAGGAACAGGCACGTGCATTGTTGCCCGAGGGTTTAACAGGAACAACACTGTATATGGCAGGTAGTTTGCGTTCATGGATTCACTATTGTGATTTGCGCATGGCGAATGGTACACAGAAAGAGCATATGGATGTAGCAAATAAATGTTGGGAAATAATTAAGCAACACTTCCCTGATGTAGTTAAAGCGGTCGAGGAGACTAAGTAATGAGTTTTGTTAAAGGTGATGTAGTAAGTGTAGTAACTCTTTCAGGAGAGTATATGGGCAAGTACAATCAGAATCATGCAGACGGTGGGTTGACGTTAGATGATCCTCGTATGTTGATTGCTGGTGATGAAGGTGTTGGTTTCGCTCGTGGTATTTGCATGACTGGTATTGAGAATGTCAATACTGTTCGTTTCAAAGATTATGTTTATGTAACACCAACCAACGCAGAGTTTGAGAAAGCGTATCGTACAGCAGTAAGCGGCATCATTCTGTGAATTCAAAGAAAGCGAAATTGTTTCGTAAAGTAGGAAAGGTTGACAAACGGTCAAAGTCCTTGTATAATAGTCTAACTAGCAAAGAAAAAGAATTGTTAGGCGAGATTTATAAAGTAGCAAAACAAAAACAGTTGGAGAAATAACATTAATATATTCTATTTACATCAAGATCCTGTAATATGTGCTGAACAGCACAACGACAAGCACGTGGTAAAGATGTGTGTAGAGTATGCACAACTGTTATCGACTGCACAAAGATGTATTGATGGCGAATTCTGGAACGGTAGAACAACTAATGGTCGTAAGATTGCTAGGTACTTCCACCCAGACTCTGCCATGAATCATACGCTGTATAAAGCAACACACATCAATCATCCATCGTCTATCTGGTGCAGAAAATCAGTACAGAATTATCAGTGGTTGTATGATATGTGGATTGCATTATGTTTTGAGTTTGAAAGACGTTATGGCAAGAAGCATCTGTCGTTTGTTAAATTAGAGTACTATCTCTTAGTTCCACCAGCAAACATACCTACGGATGGGTTCACACAACCTACTCCTGCTATGGGTTCACACAAGCATTGCATAGTAGAAGGAGATTCATTAACATCGTATCGTAACTACTACAGAGAAGCGAAGCGTGATTTCGCAGTATGGACAAAGAGAAATATCCCAGAATGGTGGAGAGTTAATTAATGGCAAAGAAGGCGAAGTTTACACCAAAACCTAAGAAAACTTTGGTACCTGCTCCTAACTGGGAGAAACTTGAGAAGGCGAATACAGAAGAGAAGCGCATGGCAGCGTGGACTGAATGCGAACAATTCGTTCATGCTGAAGTGACTGATAAAGAATACCTTCACTCTATGAAGAAGTGGGTGCGCGGTAGTAACTGGAATATGGCAGAGCAAAGTGCCCTATTGCCTGATACGTTCATGTTGCCATTTGCAAAGCATGGTTGGAAAGCAATTCGATTGGGATATATGCCCGATACTGTTGAAACTTCAATTAAGAAGAATCTTCTACCTTTGCTTGAGAAAGCACAACAACTGAAAGATAGAATTGCTAGTGATCCTGCGATTCATGCATCAGTGCTTGATAAAGATGAAGACCATGCATTGTATTACCCGAAAGTGAAGGAATGGATAGCAGAGACTAAGGCGTTTCTGAAGGCGAGTAAAAACTATCAAGAGTCTTCTGATTCTACGATACGTAGTCAGTATCGTACAATGGAAACTTATCTCTACAATCTCAACGCCTATGTCAGATCAGGAGTGTGGTTAGATTCGCACTATGGCGAAAAGCGCGAGTTCAAGCAAGTCGCTGTATGTGTTTCGCCAGCATACCATGCAGACGGTACACAGAAAAGAACTATTGGTATTCACTACTTAGATGTTGGTGGTGTATGGACTGAAGAAATGGAAGGTTATTATAATAATGATGAAACTTGAAAGTAGTATGATGATGACAAAGAGTCGCTTCACTAAGATGGTAGAAGATTGGGTGCGCGAGAAGCAACAACCCTATATGGATGCAGTAGTAGCGATTTGTGAGAACAACAACATGGAAGTAGAAGATTGTAAGAAGTACATCTCGCCTGTCATCAAGAACAAAATTGAGGCAGAAGCAATGTCTCTAAATTATTTACCAAGGCAAAATACTTTGCCACTATGAAAGAAAAGGTTGACTTCTGTAAGTTATTATGTTACTATATACAAGTACATTATGAAATACAAGTGGACACAAAAAGCAACACCATACTAGAAACTATACTCTGTAATAATACTAAAGGTAAATAAATATGTCATTCGCAAATCTAAAACGCAACCGTAACTCAATCTCCGATCTTGTCAGTGCCGCTGGTGCTGGTTCAGGCGGTGGTGGAGACGCAAAGAAATCCTATAAAGATGAACGTCAGTGGAAACCAACTGTTGATAAAGCAGGCAATGGTTATGCTGTACTTCGTTTTCTCCCTGCTCCTGAAACATGTGAAACTCCTTGGGTTCGCTATTGGGATCACGGGTTTAAGGGTCCTACTGGTCAATGGTTCATCGAGAAATCTTTGACTTCTATTGGTCAACAAGATCCAGTATCAGAAGCAAACAGTATCCTATGGAACACAGGTACTGATGATAACAAAGCAATTGTTCGTGATCGTAAGCGCCGTTTGCACTATGTATCAAATGTACTAGTGGTTAGTGATCCATCTAATCCTGCCAATGAAGGCAAAGTATTCATGTACACTTATGGTAAGAAAATCTTCGATAAGATCATGGATGTTATGCAACCACAGTTCGCTGATGAGAAACCAGTTAACCCATTCGACTTCTGGGAAGGTGCAGACTTTAAACTGAAGATTCGTCAAGTTGAAGGGTATCGTAACTATGATAAATCTGAGTTCTCTTCGCCAGCACCTCTAATGGGCGGTGATGATGATCAACTTGAGCAGTTATATGAAACTGTTTATGACTTGAGCGAGTTCTCTGATCCTTCTGCCTACAAGACATACGAAGAGTTATCTGCTCGTCTTGCTCTTGTTCTTGGTGAAAAAGCGCCTCGCACTATTGCACAGACTGTAGCATTAGATACTAATGAAGCGCCTGCGCCTGTACGTGAAGCACCTGCTCCTGTCATGCCTAGTGCCGCTGAAGACGAAGACGACACGATGTCTTACTTCGCTAAACTAGCGGCGACAGAATAACGTCAACTTCATAAGACGTTATATTTGGGAGTAACCCGGTCGAAGATGAAACTAAGGGGACGCGAAAGCGTCCCTTTTTTTATTAACCAGTCTGATATCTGTTGCGACGGCGATTGCTAGTAGGATTACCAAGCATAGATTCGCTACTAGAAGTTTGTACATTGTTCTGTGTTGTTGTAGGAGCATTGACATTATTAACATTTGTGATATTGACTGTTGCGTTACCAGCGACTGCTAATGATTCTTTGCCAATCTGACCACTGATTTCATCTCGCATAGTAGACTTGCTCAGTCTCTCGGCGACAGATTTATCTTGAGCAGTAACACCCGCTTTAGCAAGACCTTCTTGACTCATCTCTGCAAGAGTAGTTCTACTATTTGCTTGACCTATTCTGCGTTGATTTCTCGCACCAGCACCGCCGCTAGAAACCGCAACTGCGTTTTCGGCAGGTGATGTAGGTCCTGCACCACTCATTATACTAGCAAATTCTTTCTTAAATGCGTCAGTAGAAGATGCTCCAGGAGTCACTAATGCTCTGAGTGCTGCCATTGTACTGTGACCAACTGCTTTTAATAAATTTCCTATCCAGTCAACAATGTCATTAAACATAGTAGACAAAGAGAAACCTTCGAGTGCTTTAGAAAAACTAGTATCTCCGAACATCTTCTTCGATAACCAAGCAATACCATTTATAATCATATCAAGCGGAATCATAACTACGTTAATTAGACCCTTCAATATGCCTTTCGAGAATGCTTGAATCTTATCTACAACAGTTGCACCTACATCGAGACTACTCATCTCTTTAAAGAGTGCTGATATTACTTCGATTGCCACAGTAATAGGAAGAAATATTCTACCTAACACTCTAAAGAAACCAAAGAACTTGGCGAATGTTGCGCCAAACTTACCAACAAAAGTTGCGATAGGTTGAAAGAACTTTCCTATTGAAGCGAAGACTTTCTGTAGCACTCCTCCACCAGAAAAGAATTTGCCTATTCTGCCAAAGAAGTCAAGCATAGGTTTAAAGAAAGTTCCTACCTTTGACACTGCTTTACCGATTGCTCCATCCGCTGAGAAGATTGCTTTAAACGAATTACCCCATTTAAGAAACACTTTGCCAAGATCAATCTTAATGAACTTTAACATATTGTTGAGAGTCGTAACAAATCCAGATGTGAAACCAATAACTGCACCAGTAAGACCTGCGACCATTGCAGCAAATCCAAATCCTAGTCCTTCAGTACTTTTTTCTGGTTTAGTATTTTCTGCAGGTGCGGTAGGAGCAGGCACAGAGATTCTCTCGCGCATCATTTCCATCTCGTCCATTTTATTACTAAACCAAAGCGTAATAAAATTATCGAGTCTACGATCAACCCGTTGAAGGGTTTCGTTAGTCTGCATCTGTTCTAGTACTACGTCATCCAGTGTTTGCGCCATTACTTTCTCTCTCTTGTTTCTCTTCTTCTAAGGTTTGCATTAACAGTATCAAGTGTACCTCTCTCTCCCAGGGTATCATAAACTCTAACTCTGTTAATGAATACTTATGATACCTGGATAGCAAAAAATTAGTCTTAAAATGATTTGCTAGATTGTCGTGAGACAGGCATACTAGAAAAAACTCTGCATTCCCTCCAGTACAACATTATTATGTGTACCACATTTTTCACAGTCAAACTTAACTTCATGCTTAACTGAAGGCATATCTTTTAAATAGGATGACACCATTTCGAACTGCTGTTGTGTCATCGAATCAATAAACGCATCAATACTCTCTGTTGATTCGTCTGCCATTACGATTCGTTCTTCTTCAGTAATAACAGTCTTCATACACTTACCAAGAACACTGAATCCTGCTTGTGACTCATCTTCACTGAAGTCGACCATCGAATAACTTGGATACATCATCTCTACTGAGATAGTATCACTTAATTTTATAATGTTACTCTTCTTACCAACTTTACATTCAATCTCACCGATATCAACAATAGTCTCATTTTCATGGTCACAATCAGAACACGCGACATTTAATGTAACAACTTCACCAACAGACTTTGCTCTGATCTGAAGAAACATATATTCAATATCAAATGTTGTCAATTCATTTCGTTTGATAGCATTACCGTCAAGACATGCCATAACTGTATCGAGTACTGCGTTCATTATCTGAGTAACATCTTTTGATTCCGACGCTAACAGTAGAATCTTTTCTTCTTTGACCAAGTAAGGTCTATACTTTACTTTCTTCTTCAATGATGGAACTGTCAACTCATATTTGGGTGTATCATTTAACGATGGTAATGCCATTATTTAACTTCCTTAATAATTTAATTTAGTTCTTTATTTATTTCTGTAATCTGCGATAGCAGACTTGATTGCGTCTTCTGCTAGGACGGAACAATGTATCTTAACAGGAGGTAATGCTAACTCTTCTGCCAGTTCTGTATTCTTGATTGTGTTTGCTTTATCCAAGGTCAGACCAATGACCCATTCAGTAAGCAGACTACTAGAAGCAATAGCAGAACCACAACCATAGGTTTTAAATTTAGCATCTTCTATTATTCCTTCTTCGCTTACTCTTATCTGTAGTCTCATAACATCACCACACGCAGGAGCACCTACCATACCAGTGCCCACGTTCTTGTCATGTTCGTCCATCTTTCCCACGTTTCGGGGATTCTCGTAATGGTCTAGTAACTTCTCACTGTATGCCATATTTAATTTAGTCCTTTGAATATCTTGTTTGTTACTTTACTTGCCGCATTTGTTGATGCGGCACCAGTTGCTGTGATTCCTACTTTGCCCTTATCAGCGGATTCCATATATTGACCCTGCCATGATTTGTATGTAAACTCTACAGTGAACTGACTGATTTCATTCTGCGATGCATCCGTAAATGTTTCGTATACAATCGACTTAGGAAATGCACGATCAAGTAACCAATGATAGTTTGCTGAACCGCTTGTTCCTGCGTCAACATCTATATCAAGATTGAGAGAGATAGGACCAAGATTAATATCTTTGCTGACATTGAATAGAGGTGTAGTGAATCCTTTTTGAAGTTGATAGATGTGTAGAGGAAAGCAATATGAGTCTGCATATCCAGCAACGTATCTTCCTTCGCCCGCATCACCAACACGCATAATAATTCTATCCATCCACTCTTCGAAGTATCTTCGTGTGCCCTGATCATTCATTACTCTGAATGTCATACTGACTTCTGGATTCATGAACCCGTATGCCACTTGCTGTATATCAGCGCCAATCTCTCGTGCAACAGTACTGATCTGTCGTGAGGGAAGTGTAACACTTGTACACATAAACGACATATCTTTGGGCGATTGGGATGACATACGAGGCAAAAGAACGTGATACAAGTTGGGTCTTGCCGCACCTCCTTTAGCACCAAACACACTTTTAAATTCGTCTACACTACCTGGTCTAAACATTAGATCATACTCCGTGAATCTTTATATACTTGACCCTTGTTGCCCTGGAATTGTGCCGTGGGTAAGAAAGTCGCGATCTCCCATTCAGGTGGTGGCACGTATGCCATACGACCTTCAATCTGAGATGTTAAGTAATGCTTGAAACAAGGTTTAAAGAATCTCATCTTCGCACTTCTCTGAAGCATAGAATATTTAGTCTGAAACTTTGTGGTTTCATCGAATGCTTTATTGTTTGTGACCTTCATTAACTCATCAAGAAATCTTGCTCTTAATGCAATAGGTAAGTAATGAAGATTCAAACCATAGAACCCGCCCTTTGCAGGACCAACAATGATTACCAGAGGAAACGCATCCCAGTATGGAAGTGTTGCTCTGTTCTTAGCATCATAGAAGTACATGTACATGTCTCCAATGCCGCTCTTCTGCTTCGCAACATTAGGACCTCGCTGTTCTAGTTCTTCTTCGCGCATTAATGCCCGCCGATTAAGACCGCGCATATTCTGCACCTTGCGTCTAAACCAGTTCTGCGATTCTTTAGTGCGAGGAGTAATGCCTGCACGAAACGCTTCTGCTTCTACTTTTTTAAATATTTCGCTCATAGTTCTATTTAGTCTTTTTCCTAGAGTATGGTTTCATTTTCTTTAAAGGTTTAATACTTTTCTTTGGAGTTGCTTTCTGAGTAGACTTAGGCATAATACCCATTGCAGTCAATTCATTCTCAGTCCATATCACAAAGTCCCAACCATTATCCTTAGCATACGATGCTGCCGCTTTCCATTTGTTTTGATTCTTTATGTAAGTCAAACCTTCATTGATGTATCTCTTTGTCTTACGTGAACCTGTAGGAGGTGACAGTTCTTTGTGTGGTTTGATTTCAACCAGAACAGTCTTGCCGGTACTCTTGTATGTCAACTTCAAGTCCATGAAGTATCGATGATATCGCATATCAACCTCATACAGATAAGGTATGACAGTCTCTTCGCTTGACCAGTACTTAATATCGGTGTTATCATCTGCCCACATGAATGCATACTTCTCCCATAGAGAACGATAAACGACTTTATTGTAATCGCCTTTGTACTTTTCGGGGTTTTTAACTTTATATCTTCCAGAATACGCCATAATTATACTTATAAATAACCTTAAAGAAACTCTATTTAGTAGGAAATAAAATGGCAAGTCGAGGACAACAGAGACAGGCGCAAAAGCAAGCGGCAGCGGCAGCGGCAAATGTACAAGCGGCAGAGATTGCTAAGTCGCAGAACATACCTGATCCTACTAGTAGTAACTTTAGATTCTACGAAAGTGGTGCGCCTGCTGCGGAGTCAAAGACGAAAGTCATTTATGAAGAAGTTGCTAATGTCGCTGACATAGCAGAAAATCCTTCTATGTTCGAAGAGGACAAGTCGCGCAGGTTTAAATACCCACTGTCAATGCCTACGAGCGGCAAAGGATATCCTGGCACTATTCTATTCACTGCTATAAAAATAGACGGTATCGATCTTTCTAAAGAGATGAAAGGTTTGTATAACAGACTTACCCGCAAACCTGTTCTTGACTCCGAAGTTTCTGAATCAGAACAAGATATGACTCCAGCACAACTTCAAGAGCAAAGAAATAATCTTTCTGGATTATCTAATCAACTTCAATCATACGAGAATACGCAATCCGGCGAAGATGTAGGTAGTGTTCTACTACCTCTGCAACGTGACTTACGTTTCTCTGATAACGTAGTATACGAGAGTCCTGCTATTGGCGCACTAGGTGCTGGATTATCAGGTGCAATTGGTGGTAAAAATCCATTCGAAGGTGCTACTAAAGGAGACGGTTCATTCAGTACTGCTGCCTCTGCACTTGCCGCACAAGCAGTCGCAAAAGCATCGGGCGCTGGAGTCGGCGCGCTGATTGGTAAATTAGCAGGCGGTGCTTTAGGCGGTGCTGTACTTGGCGCCGGAGCAACAGAGGGTCTGGGTGATGCTGTCAAGAATGCAACACGTATTGCTTCTGCACCTAATCAAAGAACTTTGTTCAAAGAAGTTCAGATTCGACAGTTTGCGTTTGCATTTAAATTGATTGCTAACAGCGCCGCAGAAGCGGAAGAGATTAAGAGCATCGTCAAGTTCTTTAGACAAGAGTTGTATCCTGAGATGTTAACTTTTGGTGACAACAAAATTCCTATTGCATATAAGTTTCCTAATGTCTTTTCTATTGATGTTAAGAATCAGTTGGGCGGTAATGCTGCCTCAAAAATACAAAGATGTTATCTACGAGATGTTCAGACATCATACAATGCCACCGGTAATGGACTTCTACAAGATGGCAATTTCATCGAAGTAGATATAGCGTTATCGTTTCAAGAAGTTAAAGCACTTGATAAACTTATGGTCGCAAGAGAGGACTTTTAATGTCAAACTATTTTGAAAACTTTCCTAAGAATCTCTACAGTTTCGGTGATGCTGAAGATCCTGTTTTATTTCAAAGACTGAGTAAGTTCGTCGATCTAATTGATCAAGTCAAAGATGATGTTGGAGCATATTTAGAATATGAGATTCTTGAAGGAGATAGACCTGACACCTTAGCATATCGTCTTTACGGTAAGAGCGAATACGAATGGACATTCTTCTTAATGAATGAGCGACTGCGCGAGTCCGGTTGGCCGATGCGTCTGCAGGATGTATATGATTTCGCACAAAAAAAGGCATACACTAACTACACTTGTAAAATCGATGTTACTCCTGATTCTGCACAAGTTACGCTATGGGGCACTGAAGCAATTGCAGAGCGAATGATTCTTTCAAATCTTGCTTCTATTTACACCGTTGGTCAAGACGTTATTGTTGGTCAACAGAAAGGTGTGGTCACTGGAAAGAATCTAGCAGTCGCCGAGATAACAGTGAGAATTGATAGCGCGGCCGCAAGTCCTGAGATTCCTTTGAATCAAAACTTTCTTTCGTACGGAGATGGTGCAAGTAATGCACTTACTCTAGTAAGCACTAAGTATGAGTATGAAGGAACACATCACTATTTGGACTCTGATGGTTTAGAGTATGACTTCTATTATGAGACTCGGGTGACTACAGTACCTGTCACCAATCTTGAGTATATGATTGCACAGAATCAAGACTCTCGAAAGATACGAGTTATCAAGAAACAATTCATTGATAAGATTGTGGGCGAACATAAACGTCTGACATCGAGATAACATATGGCAGATAATCAATCACAGTATAGTATTCTTGAAGCGGCAGTAATATCTTCGACATCCTCTGGTGAAGATAGTTCAATTGACATCAAGAGTAATGTTATAGAACTACAATTCTTCGAGCATATCGATGAACCCTTTATAGACGCAAGCATTGTGTTTATTGACGATATGGGTTTAAAGGAGGCGCTAGGTGTTCAAGGCACAGAGCGTATTCGTATTGTTGTGGGCGATGCAGAGCATCCCGAAGAACCTTCTATTATTAAATACTTCTACTTCGCCAGCATAGTAGAGTCAAAACGATTGAACGAAAGAAGTGAAATGCTATCGGTCGATTTAGTCGAAGAGCATGTATATGTTGATGCCGTTAAACAATTCAGTAGATCATACACTGCCAACTTAGAAGACATCATAGAGAATATATGTAATCGCGATTTAGGCAAAAGTGTAGATAGACATCTATTCACAGGATCAGTGCAGGGTGAACGAAAGATCATTGTTCCCTATATGAGTCCTATTGCCGCCATACAATGGTTAAAGATTAGAGCAACGACGAAGATTGGTGCACCTATCTATCTCTATTCAAGTTTATATCAAGACGGTTTAGTCATGTCTGACTTGGATAATCTTTTGGGCGAAGATGTTATCAACGAAGATATGCCATTCAGATACTCAAAGGCACTTCAAGCGAGCGATGATCCACGACGCAACTTATATGAAATCATCGAGTTTAGAGAAACCGATGGTTCGAACTCTCTTGCATTATACGAAGAGGGTTCTATCGGTTCACTCTATTCTAATCTGGATGCGGGAACAGGCAACTCAGTTGATGATCATGTAACAGTACGTGACATCATCGACGAGTTCTATACTAATGGACTATTATCAATAGAATCGATTCAATCAGTCTATGATCCAACTTTAAAGATAGACGGTAAGTTGTCAGATGAATACAACTCACTGCACATACATCAAGTGACCTCCTCAGGAACTTACAATCAGTTTCTTAGTTATCACGACGAAGCAACTTTACTTGACGGCAATAGCGATATAGTCGAATCAAGATTGAAGGTTAAGAACAAGATCATACGTTCTATTATGAAAAAGAATATGATTGACATAGGCATGAACGGAACATTCTTTTTCAGTGGATCAGTTAGCGTTGGAAATAAAGTTAGACTTCTTTTCTTGAGCAGTGACGTTGGTGGCGATGAAAAAGATTTTGCAGAACAGATAGATATGAGAAAGTCAGGAGACTATTTCATCATAGCAATAAATCATAAACTAACGAGCGAGAAGAATATCACTCAACTTAGATTATCGAAACTTGGCGAACTACCGGATGACTTTAAGTTATGAATACTCTAGTACCCATTCAGAAAGACTTTTACGGTGATGATCATCGTTGGTTCTTTGGCACTGTAGTCAATGCACATCCACCTGCTGGTCTTGAAGGCAGAGTTAAAGTGCGAATCAATGGCGTACATAGTCCTAGCACTGGTGATATTCCTGAGAAAGATTTACCTTGGGCACAGATACTCATACCGACTACTGAAGGCGGTGCATCGGGTATAGGACGTATTCCTCAGATTGTACAGGGTGCATTTGTGTTCGGTATGTTCATGGATGGTACTACTTCTCAGTTGCCGCTCATTCTTGGATCATTATCTCGTGTTGAATATCCCTCTGCTGTACAGACCGGCAGAAGAAACCCAGACGAGAATGCTGTTGACTACACTAAGCGAAGACTACAGAACGTAGTAACACAACAGTTTAAAGATGACAAGTTAGATAAAGCGAGAATACCTTTACGTAGACAACAGAGCATGAAGTTCTTTATTGACAATGGTTACGATATCATGCATGCCGCAGCAATTACAGGCGCGCTTCAAGGACAGTCTCAGTTTGAAATATATGACGAAAGTTTCCTAGATGCATTTCTCACTCCTAAATTAGGCATTGCTGGTTGGAAAAAGGTTAGATCCTTGGGCAGTCGTTATAACAATCTACTAAAGTTTGCGGCACAGTTCTCACCCAACTCTGACTGGAAGTCTTTCTCTCTCCAACTACAGTTTGTGTTGTATGAATTAAGGACATCTTTCAGTCAAGAGAATAGTCGTTTGATAGCAACATCTAATATTAAGGATGCGAGTGAAGTAATGAACAGATATTATCTAAAGAATACTGGTGTGAGTAATAGACTCGCTCAACAAGCATACGATGAGGTAATATCATAATGGGTACTAATAGTGATATCCTCAGAGAGAAGTTAGATAACGCTCAGAAGGCAGTTGACACAACACAGTTAACTAAGTCTGGACAAGATGCTGTCGAAAACTTAAAGAATCAAGTTGAAACGACTACAGGACAGATAGCAGGTCAAGTAGAAGGTGGTATTCAATCACTGTCATCTAAAGTTGATAAGTTTCAAGACAAGTTAAACACAACAACTGTCGAAGGTCTAGTTGATGATGGTATCGCAAGTCTCGACGGAATGGCAACTGATGCGGTTAATAGTCTTGTCTCTGGTTTCATTGGAAAGTTTGGATCATCAGTTAAAGTAACATTCAGTGAACCAGATTCTTCGGGTATGGTATATCCTCTTCTATCATCTTTAGTGCCTCAAGGTGGTGTAGATCCAACTGCGGCATCTATACTTCAATTGATCACTGGTCTGGGAGTAGGTCCTGGTAGTCTACAGAAACTAGTTGCAGAAGGAAGTCCTGCAGGTCTTATTGGTGCGAGCAAATCAGTTGTTGGTAAGTTAGGTGCTTTTGATGGTGCTGCCGCGATTGCGAGTCTAACAGAAATCGCGGTCAACTCAGTCACAGATACACTCAAAAATGTTACGAATGGTGCTTTAAGTCAAGTTGTTGATGCAGGTTCTAATGTTCTTAATAGTGTCAACAAGAATCTATCGTTTCCAAGTGGTTGGGATTCGAACGGTGAAGCGACTGCATACACTACTGTTACAGGAGCAATGGAAAATAACGACAGTGCATTCAATCGTTCTATGGCAGATTTGACTGGTTCGATAACAGATTTAAGAGCGACAGTGACTAGCGCACAAGATATCAAATCTAATAAAGCAGGCGAAATATCTGATCTAGCAAATCTAACTGGCAAAGACGGCAAGACTGTTCAAGCAGATGTTGATAAAGGCGCTGAATATCGATCACTGTACGACAAGAAAGGCAGCGAGTATCGAACCATGGTCAAGTCAAAGATTGCTAATGACTCTAAGCGTGGTGTTATTCAAGGACTCAATCAAGAAACCTTGAAGAATATCAATAAAGAGTTCTTCGACTTCACCTTTCCCCGAACAGTTTCAAGAGAAGATATTATTGATATTGTTGATTTGTGTCAGGGAGATGCTGCCGAGTTTTCTCAGGCGGTAAGAAAGATGTTTGATATAACTAAGAAAGACTACAACGTGATTAAAACTTTCTTGAAGACTATCGATACTACAATCTTTGATGCTACTAAACCATTACTAGAAGATCAAGTGTTTGGTGAACCTTATGTTATTGGATCATACAAAACATCGTGGAATGACGGTGAAGGCGATCCTGCATTCCCGTACATATCATCACTAGAAGAACTACATGCGGATATCAAAAACGTAAGTCGTGAGGTAACAGAGGTTGTTGTTCATTGGACAGAGACTCACACGAACAAGAATATCGGGTCCGAAGAGATTAATAAATATCACATTGCCGCTGGTCTAAACGGTATTGGTTATCATTATGTTATCAGAAGAGATGGTTCACTTCAACGAGGTCGACCAGTCAATCTCGAAGGACAACATTCTCCGGGTAACAATCATGACGAGCGAAGTATAGGAATAGTATTTGTTGGTGGTATTAACGTGCCAAGTGAAACCCCCAATAGTGAAAACTTTCTATCTGCTCAGTCATTGACTAGAAGTCAAGTTAATACCTTCGATCACTTCTGTCGCGCAACATATAGTGTTATGCCTGGCGCACAGATTATTGGACATAGTAATATTGACGAAGACGAGTTTGATCCTGGGTTTGATGTTATCAGTTATGTACGAGCAAACTTTGGTAAGAAGAGTAAGTTTAAAACCCCGCTTACTCAGCAACCATTTACAATAGATGAGATATTAACGAAATGACAAATAAACTAGATAATATCGCCTCGCGAACAAAGTTTTTAGGTGAGGGCGAAGAAGTAACAGTCGGAGTTCCTCGCGACGGATTTGCGGATGCGTCTGGTGAATTTCCTAATCGTGAATACTTCTTCGGCACGAGTGTAAACAAGGCAGCAAAAGGCGAGAAGATAAACAATCTCGATCTTGGGGGTGGGGACTTCGGAGTATCGATTGATATTCCATCACAGAAACCATCACAGTATCCTTACAATCAAGTACAAGAAACGCAGTCAGGACATTCTATAGAAGTAGATGACACACCTGGCGGTGAACGTATTTTGCTCAAGCACAGAACTGGTGCGGGTGTAGAGTTACGTGCTGACGGTACTGTTCTGATAGTCTCGAAGAATCAGAAGATTGAAGTTACGGGTGGGGATCATACTACTATTATTGAAGGAGATGGCAATCTTGTTTATAAGGGCAATCTTAATCTCTCAGTGTCTGGCGACTATAATGTTGATATTGGTGGGAATTACAATCTCAAAGTTGCAGGAGATAAAATTGAAGAGATTAAAGGAAGACACGCAAAAACTGTAAACAAAGATCAGAACTATACTATACGCGGATCGCGTGGTAGTCAAGTTGTCGGCATGAACACAGAAACGATACTTGGCGACAACAATGTTATTGTTAAAGGTAAACAACAGAACTTAGTAGAAGGCGATATAGAAATACTAACAGGCACCTCACTAATTACGACTGCTGTTAATGAGTGGGTTGCGACAGCATCGACTGCTAATATATCAGCACGACACGTTAGTATAATTGGTCACAAAGGAACTATCGGTGGACCACTCATTGATTACTACGGTAAAACATATGGCGGTATGCCAGGCGGTCTGACTAATCTTTCAACATTCTACGGCACATTAGTAGGTAGAGCAACCGAAGCAATTCATGCTGACTATGCTATCACATCATCTATAGCAGAGTTCGCTAAAGGTTCTGCGAAAGCACTTATAGCGAAAAAAGAAGCGCCATGTGTAGTAAGTCCTCCTACACCAAAAGCAGGCATAATGCCTTATCTACCTGTGCCGCCTACTGCGCCTCTGCCACAACCTGCAATCATTGAGTTGCAGTTAGCGACAAGTAACTATGGAATTAGAAACGTAGTTGTTGATCCTAAACTGAAAGATAAAATCAGCAAGTCAGATGACTATAAAGAACTGTTTAACTTTGATCCAACGATTCATGAGATTCGTTCGAAGTTACGTGACCCACAACACTTTAATAATGGTGATTTCACAAGTTATCTAGTGAGTGAAGGTAAACTGAATAAAGACTTTAAGAAGAACATTGCCAGAAACATTGGTCGATCAGCATCTAAGAAAGGAACTATTAGATTTGGCATCAACACTCTCGGCAATAACCCTGCTGATACAAGAAGCAAGCGATTTAAGGTAAATACGAAATGAAGTTATTGGTAGATCCACAGTACAACCCAGAGTTTCAAACGTCTATCACTTCAGCGACTAAACTTGGACCAGGTGTAACACTTGCTAAGTTTCTGGGTGCTAGAGGTTCACGTACACAGTTAGAGAAACTATATGCTGACGGTTTCTTTGGTGCACCTGATAAAGCGCAGATTGCTAGAAACTTAGTTCTTCACACACAAGCAATGCAGATTATTTCTACAAACTCATTCTTTTCGAAGCATAGATTGGTTGTGAGTGAAGGCATCTATGAACCTAATCCTAAGTTCACTATAGAAGAAAGACCTGCAGGCAGTGAAGCACAAGCAAAGAAACTAGCAGAGAACAATAAAGGTTCTTATGGTAAAGGTCCTGATGGATGGGTTGCTAGACTACCAATATACACTGGCGAGAAACCAACATCAAATAGTATCAATGACTTACGAAGAACTGGACGTACAGTTGTATATCAACTAATCGATCAGCAAGGTAAGACTGATCCTAGAATGTCATTTGATCTCGCAGTGTTCTGGAAAGATTATATGAACTATGATAAGTTAACACTTGACTACGACACATTTGATCCGAACGGCGATCTTACTTGCTCTATTATATTAGAGATGCCTAAAGTTGGTACTGATTGGGATGTGAGTTACAAGTACAATCTTGAAACAACTTATAATGGCGAACTTCAGTCGAAAGACGAGTTACTAGAAATACTTCCAGAAGAAGACGATCAATCTAGCATATTTGATTTTTTCTCTTAGAAATAACTTATAAATAAAAGAAAAAGGGTTTCAGCGACATGGCGAAGATTTTTTCAACAGAAGATGGCAATCTCAGCACGAGTATTAGAGTCGTGCGCGAACGCCTGTATTCTGATTTTGATCTTACGTTTGAGGCAAATACTACCAGTGGCGGTGATGTATATAAGAAGACCGATGCCGCATCAGTAAAACAGGCGATCAAGACTCTTCTTTTAACGAATCGTTTCGAGAAACCTTATAAACCTCAGTTTGGCGCAGACTTAAACTCTCTGCTATTCAATCTTGCTGATGAAGATACAGGTGCTGAAATATCATCTGCTATTAAAACAGCGATAGAAAGATTCGAACCAAGAGTAGCAATCTTACGACTTCAAGTAACAGCGACACCAGATTACAATAGTGTTGCGGTTGTAATAGAATTTCGCATTCTGAATACTCAACAAGTAGATACGCTAAAGATATCAGTTAGTGACCAGACAGCAGGTCCTGCTCTACCTATCGTGCTACCAGTTACTCCAGATCAGATCATTGATAGAGTCGTACTATCAGAAAGAGATGATAATGTAACATTAAGAACATTGACTGAAGCAGGCGCCTACTTAATTAGAGATATTGGTGATACTGTTGATGGTGCAATTTTAACACAAGACGGTGATGAAATATCGTTCTCTGATAATTCAGGCAACATATTAATTATCACCGGCGGATTACTTTAAGAGGATAACCAGTAATGGCAACAACCATTAAATCTGCGGATTTAGATTTCAGTGCGATCAAGAATAGTCTTAAATCACATTTGATACAATCAGGTGAATTCAATGACTATAACTTTGAAGGAAGTGCATTGTCAAGTCTATTGGATGTGCTGGCATATAACACACACCAAAATGCACTAGTCGCTAACTATGCTCTGAATGAATCGTTCCTGAGTACTGCACAGATGCGTTCATCACTAGTTGGTCTAGCGGGTGGTTTGGGTTATACTGTCAATTCAAGAACTGCGGCATATGCTGTAGTGAATCTTTGGATTGAAGATACTAATAATCCATCAAGTGTTACAATGCCAGCAGGATTTAAATTCACAACTACTGTTGATAATAAGACATACACCTTTCAGACTCGTGATACGCTAACTGCTACGAACAACGGCAGCAATCTATATTACTTTACTGTGAATTCAAACATCAACGTTCCTATCTACGAAGGTGTCGTTAAGAGTAAAAACTTTGTTGCGGGTGAAACTGCATCGACAGATTCTTTTATTATCCCCGTAACCAATATTGATATTGCTACTATTAAAGTTACTGTATTCACGGATCCTTCGCATGTAGTAGGAACTGTTTATACTAATATTAGTGACGCAACAACTATCGACGTAAACTCTGCTATCTTTGTAGCAAAGGAAACTCCTAATGGTTTCTATGAAGTATCGTTTGGTAACGGTGTTCGATTTACTAATTCTTCTCCTACTGCTGGCAACAGAATACTAGTTGAATATACTACAGTTTCTGGTCCATCTGCTAATGGTGCTAGAGTATTTACTCCCGAAAGTACTGTCGGCGGTAAGACATTGAATGTCACTAGCGGAACTGCTGGTGGTGGTAATGAGAAAGAATCAATAGAGTCTATTCGTAAGAATGCTCCTTATCTCTATGCGGCACAGAATAGAATGGTTACTGCTGAAGACTATGCTGCCTTAACACTACGTAATTTCAAGAGTGTTATCAGCGACATTAAAGCATGGGGCGGACAAGACAATGTTCCGCCTAAATATGGTTCGGTGTATCTCTCGATCGACTTTACTACAGAAGATGCTACAGTGATTGCATCTACTAAAGAATCAATTAAGAAACTGGCGAAAGATTTGTCTGTTGCATCGTTCGAACTTCAGTTCACGGATCCAGTTAATACTTTCTTAGAAGTGACTACATTCTTTCAGTTCAATCCAAGATTAACGTCACTAGGTCAAAGCGCAGTTCAAGCATTAGTATCGAATGCAACTTCAGAATATTTTGATGAGAACCTAGGCAAGTTCAATCGATCATTCAGACGGTCTAATATGCTATCCGATATTGATGCTGTTGATGGTTCTGTATTGTCCAGTCGATCATCAATTAAGATGCAATCAAGATTTGATCCCGTTGGCGGAACAATCGATTACGTAATTGACTATCCTGCTCCTATTGCGCAACCAGATAATGTCGAGTACATTATACAAAGCGAGAACTTTTTCTTGAACGGTAAGACTTGTTTCTTACGTAATAGAATTAGTACTAGCACGATTGAAGCAATTAATGTTTCTGACGGACTGGTTGAAATAGATGTAATGGGATCATATGATGCTCAAAACGGCACACTTACTCTGAATGCTTTCTCGGGATCTTTAATCTCAGGCGACTTCATGAAGATTGTAGCGACACCTGCTAACGAGTCCGTGATTAATCCTACAAGAAACAATATTTTGAAGTTTGATGCGGAATCGTCTGTTGCTAAAGCAGTGCTTACAGATACCTTATAAATAGACTTATAATACTAAAGAGAAAATTAAATGACATCTGCAATTACTAATCAGTTTAGAAGTCTGCTTTTAGATCAACTGAAAGAAGACATCGACGGCAGTACCGAGAA